AGCCTCTTTTATAAGTGTCAACAACCACTTACTACTTGGTGAGTCAAGAGAGTAGGCTGTGAAGCCTACCCCCTCTTTGCGTAGCAAGTGCTTTGCCTTAGTACAAAACTCACAGTTAGATGTTCCTAAGACTACATAGGTCATACTAAATCTACTATCTCACATGAGACACCAGAGCATGCTAGTGTCTGACTACCTGCAGTGTTATCCTCACTCTCATACTCTGAAAGCTTAGACCAATCAATAAACTCTGGCATTATAGACAAGAGCGTCTTATAGTCTGTCCTAGAACAATCCTGATAGGGTGCTTGCTGGTACGTATGCTCATTAAATGGCAGGAAGGATACCCCAGACATTTCATCAAAGTGTTTGTATACAAAAGAACCTACTTCAAACCATTCATCATTTTTAACATTTATAGTTACTGATGGCTTATGTTCGCACCATGAGCGTTGATAGGCTAACCACATCTGTAGCTGCTCAATGGCAGACATATCAGCAGTACACACTGCATTATCTGGTGCCTTCATGGGGAAGCTGAACACTGTAGTCTGATCTGGTTTGAATGCCTCAGGTTCATTAGGGATACCTTGATCCTTCATGAATTGTGTTACAGGGTCTTTATTATCACCACGAACAGTACGAATGTAATAGGGTGAGTGACGAGCATGTATCCCGCTGCTTGAATTAACCAGTTGTGAAACCGTGCCTGAAGGTTTGACACAGCTGATAGCAGCAGACACAGGGATACCAAGGCGTTCAGCCCACTCAGCGTTAGTAGCAACGGCAACAGATTTAAGGTGTTCAAGGGTCTTATCCAATCCTTTGTTCTTTAGTGTCATGAGAGGGTTGTCCATGATACCTGTCAGTGACACGCCCAAAAGACGTTCAGCATCAGTATTTGTTGACCAGATTTTACGCAAGTAGGGCATTTTAGTATAGGTAGACTGAATTGTACCCATGATAGTGGCTAGGCGTACCTTTTCTGATATAGTATCAAGGGTATCTGTTGCACGTATTACTACCTCTGTTAGGTTACACAGGCCGTGTGGGCGCAAGATTATCTCCGAACATGGATTTGTTCCAAAGTCATAGTTAGAGTCACGCCGACCATTCTTAGCTGCTTGTTTCTTACATGCTTCACGATTAAAGATGCCACGCTCACCAGAGCCAGACTCTACAAGGGACATCCATTCTTTCATGAATGACAGGCTGTCAGGTTTCTCAGTGTATGACACAGAGTTGTTAGCCAAGGCACGTTGAGGATTGTTCTCCCACCATGAGCCTGACTTAGCTGAACGCATACGATCATCTGATAGGTTAGACAATGAGATCATAGCTGATCGGCGTACACCACCAACCACTACTACTTCACCAATCTTACACATAATATCATGACATTCGATGGATGAAAGCTTACGGCCTTCCGCTTTTCTGAATGTGTTGATAGTAAAGTTAAACAAGTCTACCAGTGGCGCTGGGCCTGATGCTCTACCGCCAAATGTTTTAAGGGGTGCACCAGCAGCGCGTACCTTAGATATATCCCACGTTGGGATTTCACCAGCATACAGGAGTGCAATTAATTGACGCAAAGACTTAGCCCACCCCTCCTTGGAGTCCTTAACCATGATACTAGTCTCGCTCTGGAAGAGTTGAGGCACCTCTGGGAGCTTAGTGATGAACTGGCGCTCGACACTGAAGCCAACACCAGTACCACAGAGGAGGATGAACATAGCCTCATCGAAGGACTTAAGGTCATCTACGGGTAAGAAGCTGCAGTTGTACATGCAAGTATTGTCACGGTCAGCAGCTGCACCAGCTGTCATCAATGACCTCATACTTGGCATAACCTCTAGGCCAAGGATAGCTTGTGTAAGCTGATAGATTACAGGTTGCATATCATTGTTCTTACTACTCAAAGGCCCCAGAACCTTGCTAATTACATTATCAATGTATCTTGTGACTGTATTATCCCATGACTCACGGCCTAAACCCTCAAGATACTTAGCATACCGTGATTTGTGGATAAATGATTGATAGTCGGTTGGTAGTGCGTTGTTCATTGTGCAGCCTCATAAAATGTATTAACTTCATTCACCAAATCACTTAAGTCTGGTGCTTTATAGTTAGGCCCTTTAAGAACCTTACCGTCTTCTCGAAAGATAGGATTACCATCATCGTCTAGCTTAGACATATTGCTCTTGTGTACAAGCTGGAATGCATCCTCCACACGATCAAAGCGATAGAAGCATTCGGCATTCTCAATTTCTTCATTGGCATCAGCCATTAAATCCATCCATGCACTACTTTCTTCACTCTGAAAAAGTTGTAGAAAGTTACCACTAGTAACTGTATCAAAGCCTTCAATAACGTATACAAGATCGGCAATCTCTTTAAGGTGAGCAGCCGTACCAATATTCTCAGCCCTAACTTCGTCTAGTTCTTCCGCAATGAGAGTTAACCATAAGCGTGGGTCAAGTGAACCCTTAAATGTATAGATAAACTCCTCTAAGCATTCCTCTCGGTTAATTATTGCAGTTAGCTTTGATGGTAGCTGTGCGTGGTCGTGTTTCATAATCTCTCCTTCACTAATAAGTTTTTAACTTCGATGTCATCTACGTCATAGAATATATCAACAATCATATCCCTTATATCATCTTCGTGTGCATCTTCATATGAGGATAAAAGGTTATTGTTCTTTCCTACAGTTACCAGCATGGTAACCCCAAACTGCTTAACACTCATTTGTGTTTCTCCGCAAGCGCCGCATTCATCTTATTTAAATACCAGCCTGCCTTCTTCATGTCTTCCACAGGATTACGCTTATATCTGTACCTATGTTGGTATTTAATCATGTTACCGTGGCAGTAAGCAATGAAGCCATCTAAGCCTAGGACTTGCCTGAGATAGTCTATGCATTCAATGCCCCCCATGTTATAGTGAGCAGGCCTCTCAACAGAGTCAAATAAAGCTTCACCTAACTCTGGCATCTCCTCTATACCGCAATCGTTACTCATGCACTTCCCTCCGTCTTAGTCCATCTGTTTAATCTTATTACGTTAGTACCATCAGTCTGGTATTGTTCATAATCACCATCTATATCCCAACCATCCTTTTCTGCTAAAAGTCCATCACGAAAAGCTATTACTTCATCAAGAATATCAGGGTTATCATTTCCCCATGATAGAAAAGCAGCCATAAGAGTAATATAGTGAACCATTGTACCCTGTAAAGAAGAGTCTAAATCTATCTCTGAGGAACAAGCAATCCCTGTTTCTACATGACCTGTCCATTCATCATTTTGCATTACAGGCCTGACAATGAGAGACATTTCGTTACCTTCTAAAGTATAACCCATTAGTCTTTCCTCTCTGTTTTCATTACAATTATATCTGAAGTAGACCTAATTCCTGGCTCAGTCAACCAGCACTCAGGTATAACTCTGTTTGACCAATAAAAGTTATTCTTATTACACCACTCAAAGTACCTACTCTTTGCTCCCTTATACAGCTTTGCATTAGCGTTACTAAATACAAACCTTATATCTAACTCTGGGTGTTGTTTCTTTATTTCAACATGCTTCCTTCGGTCTTCACTATCGAATATACCCTTTGTCTCAATTATGATGCCGTTGTCTAACTCAAAATCAGGAGTATACTTTCGGTAGCGTAAGTCTTCCCACTCTATCTTTAGAAGCTCATACTTAACCGCATCTTGTCTTGGAGTTAAAAAAGCAGCAGTCTCTGCTTCAAGACCACTGCGATAACGGCGAGAGTTATGTACCCTTGCGGTTGTTCTTTGGATATAATGTTCAGTGCCGCTCTGGTACGTGCGCTTTACCATCTTAATTGTATTCCTCTGCAACAAACGTATAGTCTACCTCAGGTGGGTTTTTAGCCTTGCTCATAATGCTTGGCCTTGGTGTAAGATTGGTGTGACACTTATGTTTAAAGCTACAGAACTTGCAGCCATTTGGTAGTACCCAATTTCCTGTCTCCTTACGATAGAATGTTTCCTTAATGGGCTGAAAGCAACGCTCGAAGGGTTCATCATTATCAATGAAGTCCACGGTAGCTTGTATGTCACCTAAGACTTTCTTGCGATCAACCATAGAGGCGTCTACATACTTGAACTGTCCATTGCCTTTGTTAACTACCCACCAGCCCCCTACATCAACTCCTGCAGCCTCTGCGTAGCCCACAAGCTGTGACACATAGCCGAAGCCATCTCCATCAGCCAGAGTATCAAAGGAAGCAAACTTATTAGTGTAAGACCAAGGTGAGGCAGACTTAACATCGTCAAGCTTACCATCCATGATCATGTCATACTCACCGTTGATCTTACGACCATTGGCTAACTCAAGGGTTACCTTATCGTTGTCTTTAAAATCTACACCAGCCTCATTTAGAATGCCTTTAAATACTGCTTCAACAATATCGCCAAGCATCATGTTCATCATGAAGTGGGGTGGAAAGGGTGTCTTATCTGCTGGGTCATTCTTATCAAACCAAAGCTGACACTTAGGGCGTCCTATATTGGACATACGTAAACGAAAGGCATCACGTGGACCGCTATCAAACTGCTTAAGCAAAGCAGCCTTAACATCGGAGGCAACCTTATCGGCCACCTCCTCTGAGAATGAAGTCAGCCCTGCAACAGCTTTCTGAAAGAAGCTATAAACTTTAAGTTCTGCAGGGTGCTCCATTAAAAGGGTACCTCATCATTTACATCAATGATTGATCCAACAAGATCAGCATCCTCTTTTGACATTCCTGATGCGGAACGCTCCCTATTAAGGTCCATAATCTTTGTATTGTTGTAGGATATCAACTCTAGGAAGTTTTGGAGTGTCTGACTATCTGCATCAGATATATCAATTTGGTTAGCTACAGACGACTTAAAGAAAGCATACTGATTACCGTTTGGAAGAACACCTACAACACCTTCTATATGCAAGTTAGACGTGACAGGAAGAAGGTTCTTGCGGTGTATTAAACCAAGAGAGGCATCCAAAGACTTAAGACTATCTCTATTTTTAACATCAAAGATAACAGGCATATCTTTCAACTCTACTACAACAGGTTCACCCATGTCGTCCATTGGGTTATCCACTGTAAGTACACCCATAACAACCTTCACACGTTTAACACTACGGATGATGTCCTTTGTTTTGTCTGGAAGAGCATTCCAATCCTCAATGTAACCAGATGGACGACCTAAGTTAAAGCCACCAACACTGTCAGCTAAGTCGCTGTTGATAGAGTTAGCCAAGACCGACTTTTCCATCTCTTTAGTGTCTGCGTTCCATCGCTGCCACTGCTGACGCTGTGTGAATACCCGTAACTTAACGCTGTTTGCGTAGTAGGTATCATCACCCATAGTAATCCTGAATGCACCGACACCAATTACCTCAGTGCGGAGCTTCTTGCCGTTTACTTCTACTTCACCCATCATAGGTGATTGCACTAGGTTCAGACGGGCAATGCTTGGGCCGCTAGGGGCGGCTACTGATACCCCCATAAGCTCTGCCAATGACTTGCCTTCGTGACCTGTTACTGATAGTTCTGTTAATTCTGTACTCATGATTTTTCCTTACTTGTTTCATCAAAAAGAGTCTTAGTTATACACTACACATCCTTTACGTCAAGCCAGTTAGGCCCGATTTTTGACTCTAATAGTAGTGGTACGTTCATTTTTATTCCATAAACATTTTCTATTAAGGTGTTAAGACCTTCATTCATTCCATTAATAATCTGTAGTACCTCCTCCTTCTCCTCTGGATGGATATCTATAACAACTGAGTCATGAACCGTGTTCACTAAGCAGGACTGTAAGTGATCCAACCTTGTCTCCATTTCTACCAACACAGCAGGGACTACATCGCCTGTCGCAAAGCCCTGCACTGGATAGTTCTTGATCATGGTGAAGTGTGATACACCACCCCTTGCATTGCGCTTCACGTCAGGAAAAGCATACTGTCTCCCTGATATGTTAGTAATCTTATTGAACCTGACTGCCTCGTTAGCCAATCTCTTATGCCACGCAGCTATACCCTTATACTTCTCAGTAAAGTGAATGTAGTAAGCCTCTTCAGCCTTGCTTCTACCATAACCTGTAGCGCCGAATAGTGGGGCGAACGTGTGTTCCTTCCCTTCTTGACGTGAAGTTGGCTGGCCTGCATCAGTGATAACCTTTGCAGTGTAGCTGTGTACGTCAAACCCTGTGTTTATCTCTTCCATAGCAAGCTCGTCTTGTGCAAGGAATGCTGCGGTACGGAACTCTAATTGAGCAAAGTCAGCCTCACAAACCAGACCCTTCTCCCAACGGGATATGAATACACGTTTTACTGGAAATGTACCTCCTCTTGGCATGTTTTGCATATTTGGGTTTCTTCCGCTGAAACGTCCAGTGGAAGTAATATGCTGAGTAAGCCCTACGTGCAGGAAGCCATCAAGCCTAGTGAATGTTTGAATGCCCTCAACAAAGCTAGAGAGGTAGCTACTAACAGCAGAAAGACGCTTAAGGTCAGTAAGAAACTGAACAGCATCATCCATCCTATTTGTTTTAGCCGTTCCAATGAGTACAGATAGATTATCTTTTCCTGTGCTAAAGCCATTGGCACTGACCCACTTCTTAGATGGTGCACCAAAGCCAAGACCCGCTATGTGGTTAATAGGTTTTAACTGATACCCCCTTGCCACACAATCTATACACTTATTAGGCTTAGCAAACTTAGTACCATCCTTTTTTATCTTAAAGGTTTTACCTAAACCCTCGCATGTAGGGCATGTAAATGCCTTAGTACGCTTGATGATAGTACTGTTAGCCTCTACTGCTTGTTTGAACTCCTTCTTGTCACGGACATGCTCAAACAAATCTACCCATTCTTTCTTGTTGTTAACCTTACGGGAAAATACAACCTGAGACATTTGCTCTGGTGAGTTAAGATTGATAGGTGTATCACCCATGATTTCACGTACTTTATGCTGCAGCCTATCCTCTATGTCTGCCTTCTCACGCTCATACTGTACTTTTACTTCATCAAGGGCTGATTTATCCACCCTGATTCCAGACATGTACATTCTAGTAAGGGTTTTACAGGCTTTAAAGGTAACGTCTCTAATTGTAATAAGGGAGGTGGACTCACTTTCAC